CGGCCGCATGACCGTAACGAAGAAGATTCGCAAGCACGTTCACCCCGAGGTCGTAGCTCAAATATTCTGGCTGAAGAACAGGTGCTCCGAGGAATGGCGTGACAGGAAGGCGCTTGAGATTACCGGCGAGGGCGGGAAGCCGATCAAGATAGAATTCCCCGAGGGGTTCACCGGTGTCTGATATCAAACTGACAACCAGGCAGGCCCAGGCCCTGGGCATAATGAAAACAAAGGCCCTGCATATTCTGCTATACGGCGGGGCCAGGTCAGGGAAAACCTTGATCTGTCTACTTGCGATCCTGTATCGGGCAAAGGCTTTCCCCGGATCTCGGCACCTTATCGCTCGTTGGCGGTATAGCCACGCAAAGACGTCGATCTGGAATGAGAGCTTGAAACCTCTTATAAAATCCTGTGGCATAGGGAGTTATCATTTACACGAAGGCGACCCGGTTCATGTTGTGTTCGACAACGGCTCAGAGATCTGGATCGGCGGCTTCGAGGATAAAGAACGGATTGAGAAATTACTCGGGCATGAATATTCGACGATCTACTACAACGAGGTATCGCAGATCGGCTACGAGGCTGTCACCCTGGGCATGAGCAGGCTGGCCCAGACAATCCAGGGGCTAACAAACAAAGCCTATTACGATTGCAACCCACCGTCGCCTTTGCACTGGTCACACAAACTGTTTATCGAGAAGGTTGAGCCAGCCTCGGGCGAACGGCTGAAGCAACCAGATCTGTACCGGCACCTGCGTATGAACCCATTCGACAACGAGGCTAATCTGCCGGAGAACTATATCCGTGACATCCTGGGCGCCCTACCCGACCGGGCTAGGCGGCGTATGCGGGACGGTGAGTGGGTGCGGGCCGAGGGTATGATCTATGAGCACTTCCGGGACGACATGGTTATCCCTTATGACGAGCTTCCGGCTATGGAGTATTACTCGGTAGGCCTGGACTTCGGGCTGAACATGGCGGCCTGCCTGTGGGGCTGGTGCGGGGAAAGTCTCTACTTGGTCGATGACCACGGCGCCTACAACGCCACGACCAGTACGTTCAACTCACAGATCAACGCCCTATGGAATGAGCTTATCCCTCGCAACGTGGCCCGGTACTGTGACCCGTCTGGTGGTGAGCGGCTGCAGGAGATCACGAATGGTGAACCGGCGAACAACGCTGTTGACGACGGTATCGACTTCCTCAACACGAAGATGGAGCACGGGGAGTTTTACGTTACCGAGCGGGCTACCGGATTCCTGAGTGAGGTACAGAACTACAAACGTGACGAGAAGGAGCGGGTTGTCAAGATCGACGATCACTACATGGACGCCGGCAGGTACGGTGCCTACTCCTTTCAGCGGCCTACCGGGCTGGGCAAGCAGAAGCAGAAGCGGAAACCTATCACGGCCGGTATGCGGGATATGAGGTTTTAGATGGCTTTAAAAACTGTGCTGAAAGTCGGTAACTTCGAGGTCAAGCGTCGGGTGCCGTCTAAGCCGAAACCCAAACCTAAACTGATTACCCTGGCCGACCATGGGAAGGCACCGCCTGTTAAGCGTGGCCCGGCAGCAGGCGTATCCGGCAACGCGCCGAAGTACGGCCAGATGGATACGGGCGAATATCTTACCAAGCTGGATGGATCTGCAGGCCGGTCGGTGTTCGACGAGATGAGGCGATCAGATTCACAGGTTATATCGACACTGCGAGCTATGACGCTGCCTATCCGGCAGGCACAGTATTCTGTTGAGCCGGGATCTGACGATAGCAAGGATGTTGAGATAGCGGAGATCATCGAGGACAACCTACTCAGGGGAATGACGATTACCTGGGATGATGTGATCCGCCACGCCCTGCTCATGCTGCCTATGGGCTTTTCACCCATGGAGAAGATCTGGGAGATCCGGGACAACATGCTGTATCTGCGGAAGCTGGACCCGCGGCTGCCGACTTCTGTTGAGGGCTGGGAGTACGACGAGAAGAAGAAACGCACGACGGCTATGGTCCAGCGGGATTCCAGTTGGCATAAGTTCACGGTGCCCATGGAGAAATTGCTTATATTCACCTCCGACAAGGAAGGTGACAACTGGGAGGGCACCTCAGTATTACGGGGTGCTTATAAAGGCTGGTATATCAAGTCGGCGCTGGAGAAGATCAACGCGATCAAACACGAGCGGTATGGTATCGGGGTGCCGGTGGGGCATCTGCCGCCGAACATCGTGGAAGGCTCCAAGGAATGGGATGACCTGAAAGACGCGTTGGAAGATCTGTACGCGAATGAAAGAAGCTACCTCATGCTGCCGGACGGGTACGATGTGACGCTGCTCGGCATGTCGAAAGAATCGCAGGGGACGGATGTCCTTCCTGATCTGAAGTACTATGACGAGGCAATCGCCAAGTCCATGCTGGCTATGTTTATCAACCTGGGCACAACCGCGACGGGCAGCCGGGCGCTGGGTGGATCTTTCATTGATGTATTTATGCTGAGCCTGCAGAGTTATGCTGATTATATCGTCGAGGTGTTTAACCGCTTTCTGATCTGGGAATACGTGGCGAGTAACTGGGGTGAGGTTGAGAATATGCCGCTGCTGCGGGTGGCCCAGATTAAAGAGCTGGACCCGGTAGTAGTTGCTGAGCTGGTCAAGGCTAATGTGATTGAAGCGGACTTTGACATCGAGAACGCAGTGCGGGGGTCTATTCACCTGCCTGAGAAGCAGGAAGAGGAGGAGGAAGATCCGGCCCCGAAGCCGAAGCCCGCACCGGTCGTGGAAGACGAGGAGATCGATGAGGACGTGGAGCCTGTCGAGGCTCATGACCATAAAGGTGGCTATCGATTTGCCCACAGGGACATGACCCTTGAAGAGCTTATGGTCGATGTGGCGGCTATCGAGCATCGGTTGAATACCGCACAGCTCAACCTGGAACGAGACATCTTGGAAATCAAGGACGCACAGACAGTTGATATTATCCGGCAGCTTGTAGGCGGGCGGCAGATCCAGGATGTTCGCGTGATCAGTAAAAAGGAAATGCACGCCCTGCTGCTTAAAGAATATAAGAAGCAGCTGAGGACCGGACGGAAGGAAGCGGAAGGTGAGATCGCTGCACAGCAGGTAGGATTGAAACTTGCCGATCCGGCGGCTTTCAACTATGACGACTACCTGAAGTTCATCAACGCCGAACTGGCGGTACAGACAGAAGGGGCGGCGAATAAGCTGCTGTCGATTCTCGCGACTGATTCGATTGAATTACAACGAGCGGGGTTGTCCGGGGAAGCGCTGGAGCAGGCGTTGAAAGTTCGGGCAGAAGAGCGTATATCCGATGCTACCTGGTCGAAGATGGCGGCGGGTGCCGTGAATAGAGGCTGGGGTAACGGCCGGCAGTTGGCATTCAAGGACAACGCGGATGACGAGGACTATTCATATTATTCGGCTATTCTCGACGGTAAAGCGTGTTCGGAATGTGAGCCGTTGGACGGTGAAAAGCATAAGTACGGCGACGCTAAGTATATCACGCCGAACCCGAACTGCCTCGGCGGAGACTTCTGCCGATGCATGACCATCATAGTGATGAAGTCGGAAAGCGCGACTGAAGCAGAATTTGAAAGATTGATAGGAGGGACGTAATGCCCTGGAAAACGGAAGATGTAGAACACCACAAAAGGGGACTGACTACGAAGCAGAAGGCGAAGTGGGTTGAGACAGCGAATGGAGCACTTTCTGCGTGTATCGGTAACGGCGGCGATGACGCTTCCTGTGCGCCCCGAGCTATCCGGATCGCCAACTCACAGTTCAGCGAGGCGACGGGTGGGTTCTTCCAGGAGATCAGAGACACACGGGAGCTGCAGCTCATACTGCCTATAGGTAAATATCATTCGCCTTTTTACGGTGAGTTTGAGATCTCGAAAGAAACGTGTGAAGATATGGCCGCTAACTGGGAGGCGAAAGTCCTGGGCGAACGTAGCCCCTACATCGATACCGACCATGATGGCGGCGCGGCTATGGGCTGGATTAAGGAATTACAGGCCCAGGAGGCTGGGTTGTATGCCGGGATCGAATGGACGGAACCCGGCAGGGAACTGCTGGAGAAAGGGTTGTATAAATATTTCAGCGCCGAGATCGGTGATCACATGGATATTCACACGGGGCTGAAAATCAAGAACGTGTTGATTGCGGCTACCTTGACCAACCGACCTTTTATGAACACGATGCCGGAAGCGCATCTTAGCGATAGAAACACCCCGCCTCATAGAGAGCGGGTGAAAATTGTTATAGTGAAGGGGTAATGAAATGGATTTAACATTTCAGGAACTCAAAGACGCTGTACGCGGACTCCCGAAGAATGATCAAGAGGAGATCGCAAAGGCAACAGGTTTCGGAAAAGACGACTCAAAGCAGATCGCTCTGACCGATCAAAACAAGCTGCTCACTGAGCAGGTAGAGGTCTTAAAAGAGACTATCAAAACATTGACCGCGACGATTACCGCGAGCGAAACCAAAGAGCTGACGGACCGGAAGGAAACCGTGATCAGCCTGGCTATTACCGAAGGACGTATCCTTCCCGCTGACAAGGAGAAGTGGGAGAAACGCTTCGACAGCCAGCCCGATTTTACGGCAGATATCCTGGCAGAGCAGCCGAAGGTTGTCGACCTGACCGACCGCGGTACAGGCGACAAGGGTAAAGAGGCGGTCAAGGAACTCACGGCGGACGAAAAGAAGATGGCCAAGATGCTTGAGCTGTCTGAAGACGAGTTCCGCGCGAACGGGAAACCCACCCCGAAAAAGGAGGGTGAATAATGAACATTCTTTACAAACTGTTTTGCATAGGCGCCCTGTCTGCTGATCTGGATGTCGAGGAAAGGCCTCCTCTTGAAGTGCTGAGCATTCTGGCGGGCACGGCTGACACCCTCTACAAGGGGGCGATCGTCCATATCGGCACTGATGGCTATATAGCTGTTGCGGCTGATACCACGGCGTGTTTTGCGCTGGGGATCATGAAGAAACAGGTTGTGGCTGCGGGAAGTCAAGCAGAAACATGCGAGATATTGACCGGCCGATTCTGGCTGGCAATGTCTTCACCGACGGCTGCGGCTAGCCATGTCGGGGAGCTGATTTACGCGACTGCCGACGACACGATTACCCCGACGGCAACCTCGAACACCGGGGCGCTGGGCATGTGTGTTGGCTTTAAGAGCGGCTATCTGCTCGTCGACACGCGGATTCGCAACCTGGTAATAGGAGACGCATAATGATTGTAGACACTGTATTACTGGAGAAAGGGCTGAAGGCTGCCTTCAACAAAGCGTTCAGTAGCGTGATCATGAATAGCGGCGTGACGAAAGCGCTGGAATCGATCACGAGTATCTTGCCGTCGGAGGGAAAGGACGAGAAATATGGTTTTCTCGGAGATATCCCGGCGGTGACGGAATGGATCGGTGATAAAAACGCCGGGCACATCAAGGATCACGACTACACGTTGACCAACAAGAATTACGAAGTATCCATAAACATAGATCGTAATGAGATCAACGACGACCGTATGGGGATTCTGAGACCTCGTATCGCACAGATGGTTTCGGCCATGCAGCAGCATAAATGGAATCTGGTCCTGGCACAGATAACGGCGGGGACAACCAACCTGGCCTACGATGCAGCGGCGTTTTTCGCAACTCACGCCGACCCCACTGTGGACAACCTCCTGGGCGGGACGAGCTCGACTCTTGCAACGATCAAGACGGATATCTACTCGGCCAAAGCGGCTATGCTGGAATTCCAGAGTGATCAGAGCAAGGTAATGCATCTCGCGATGGATACGCTGCTCGTACCGGCTGAACAGGAAGGACTTTTTCTGGAAGCCGTGGAGAGCTCAGCAAATCCGGGTGGTGCGGGAGACGGTATATTCAACCCGATGAAGGGTTGGATCAAACAGCTGATCACGGCACCGAGTCTGACCGATGCCAACGACTGGTACGGGTTTGCTTCGGCGCAACCGTTGAAACCCATGATTCTGCAAATGCGCGAGGAACCGAATGCTGTGCTGGATGCTACGGCAGAAAAGCGGAATCGGCAGATGATATTCTCAGCAGAGATGCGGGCAGTTGCCGGCTACGGTCTTTTTCAGCAGGCAGTCAAAATGGTCAACGGATAGCGTTGATCATTCACAAGTAAATCAGATCCGGGCCTTCGGGTCCGGATCTTTACAGGAGAAAGATATGGCTGAAGAATTCATCCCGACGATAAGGAAGCGGGTATCTGGCGCAGACCGAGCGAAAGAAAAAAAGGTGGACGTCCGATGGCTGAAACCCGAGATCCCGATGGAAGGGGTTGCGGAAGGGCACCCGGGGGGTATTATCCAATCGCAGCGGGAAAGTATCGCTGACATCCTAGTCCGTAAGGGGCTGGTAGAGATTGTCGAGATACCGAAGGTTCGGGTCGTGAAGGCCAAGGGCAAGAGAGGAAGGGCTGAAGTGGATGCGGCGGCTGCGGCAAACGACGGGAGTAAGCATCCCGACAACGACTTACCGGAATAATGAACCATGGCCTATTGTACCGTCGGCGACCTTGCGGGTAGTTTTAAACGGATTACCTTCGATGCTACCAGTGAACCCACGTCTGTAGAGGCGACTGTTTACACGGAAGAAGTGTCGATAGAGATGGACGCCACGATGCAGACGCTGGGGATCACGGTGCCGGTGACGGATGCGAATCCTCTGGTAATCGCCAAAACAATAGCTATCAACGGATCGCTTGCGCGAGTGCTGAGATCCGTGGAGATGGAGATCGAGGCGTCGGTGATGTATCAAGGGCTGTTCGACAAGGCTATGAAAAGCATCATCGACCGGCCGGAGATCATGAACACGGTTGTCACTGAGAATACTCCCGGGCATCAGGAAGAATTGCAGGATCGGCGGTTCCACATGGGTGAAAAAGAATGGTAACGATCTCGATTGAGACCATAGGTGAGGAACGGTTTATCCGGGGGTTCAACCGGATTGAGGCAGACATGGCCGATATGAGGCCGATCTTTCAAGATATCTCGCTGGACTTCTACCGGCGGGAAAAGCAGATATTCGCCAGGCAGGGGGATCCGGCAGGGTTCAAGGCTCTGTCTCCGGCCTACAAGAAGTGGAAATCTTTGCACTTTCCCGGTAGAAAAATTATGCAGCTTACCGGGCGTCTGAGGTTGTCGCTGGTAGATCCTGATCGAGCGAAAGCGGGGGATGTTGTCAAGAAGATCGCCAGGAAGTCGGCTGAGTTCGGAACGGAAGTCCCTTATGTACATCGGCATCAAATGGGAACGCGCGGCATGCCGAAACGGATGATTGTCCAGCTAACAAGGAAAGATAAGATCCGGTGGGGCCGAATGATCCATGAGTGGACGAAAGATCTGATAAGGGAGCACCTGAACTGATGGGAATGGAAGACGCGCTTGACGGCGTGAAATCTTATCTTGATTCAAACCTCGAAGCGGCGCTGGTCGTTATTGAAACGGCTAGAAGCGTTACGATACCGAGGTGGAAGACGCTTGATACTTACTGGGTACAGTCAAGGCAGTTGCCCATGATCATCATAATGCCCGCATCGTCAGAACCGGAATACCTGGAAGAGGATGCGCCGTCCGATGTCGCCTGGTATACACACGAAATTGCGCTAATCACGATGAACGCGGGTAGTACCCCGCAGGAAGTAATGTTCGATCTGATACGTTATCAGGAGGCGTACGTTGCTTTGATCAATACTGATAACACGTTCGGCAATCTTTTCAATCGAATCCGTCTGGGAGCTTCGGATTTCGATGAGGTCCGGGACGCCCAGGAAGAGAAGAGATTGATTCAAGTTTTGTTCCAACTAATAGAAGTACGGGAGGTTTTATAATGCCCGCTTTAAATGACATTCTGCTAACCATAGGAGGGGCGGAGACCACGGCCGGTAGTGCTGTGGCGCGGGAATATGCCCTTCCCCTTCGAGCGATTCCCACGTTGAGAAAAATGGTCGAACGTGATATCGACCCGGCAATAGTCGGCCTGGGCATGGATTCCGGGGAGTATGCTGTTGCCGACAACGTCGGGGGCACTCTGCCCTTGACCCTGAGAGCTTCCGGCGCCATGGGGCAGATATTGAAAAGCCTGCTGGGGACGGAAGGGACGCCGACGAGTGCGGCGGCTATGATGCGGATCAGGTATACAGGATCGGAAGACAGCGCCAAGATCACGGTTTCCGGCGATGATCTGACGGCTAGTGTTGGTAACCTTGCCTCGGAAGCAGCGGATACGGATTTTAACACCACGGGCCTCTATGATTTGACGAGCGTGGCCGGGGTGGTAACGGCTGTCGCGGAAATCGCCGCCTTTACGAACTACGATGCCGAGAAGGTTTTTGGCCCTGATAATACTACGGCTGCAAACGCCGTCGCGACCGAGCTGCAGGGCAAGAACGTCTGGGCTTATATCAACATGACCGGGACGACCACTGCATATCGGCACACGTTTACCGCCAATTTCACGGCTGGAACTGAGCGGCCGACTTACTCGATTCAGTCTGACGGTTTCCAGGATAGGTACCTACATGACGGCTGCGTAGTCGAATCGTTGAGCATGGCGGCAACTCTCAAGGGGATGGTTGAGGGTGATGCTGAAATCCTCGGTATGTCGGAGACTGCTAGTCCCACGGCTTCGGCTCTCGTGCTGGAAGATATCGGGCCGATGATATTCCACGACGGTTCGTTTACTATCGACGGCACCGAATACACATTTATTCGATCGATGAGCCTGCTGATCAAAAATAACCATAATCCCGAGGGGTATGGCCAGGGGTCTATATCCAGGCTGTACCACCAGCGCGGGAAGCTGGATATCACGGGCACGGTACAATTGAGGCTCGACTCGAACTCGGTGCTTGAGCGGGCGAAGGTTGTCACCGGGGCGTTGGCAGGGATTTCCTTCTACTTCCAGAGTCCGGAGGATATCAGCACGGACGTACCGTATCAGATGATCGTCGAGCTACCTTATTGTACCATATCGGATTTCGAGTTTACGGAGAACGCCGGGCAGATCGATGCTTCGGTTACTTTCAAGGCGCTGAGCCCGAAGGGAACGCGGTATAATGATCCGATCACGATACACCTGATCACCGACGATTCGGGGGCATACTAATGAGCTGGGAAGATAAGAGCCGCCTGAAACGGCTGGGAGATAGGCACAACCTTGACGCTCTTGAGGGATATTGGATCAAACCGATCAAGTATTCAATCGAGGGCGAAGAGGAAATCAACCTTGCCAAGCTCAAGCTGAAGGACAGGTTCCCAAAGGGGTTTATCAGGAAACTGGCCAAGAAATACCCGGGCCTTGAGAAAATGAATCCTACGGAAATGATTGCGAAGCTGAAAGAGGAAGAGCTGGAAGAGTTGCTTGAACAGACGGCGACGCTATCACCTGGGGAACAGACGGCACATATAAAGCTGGTGTTGCTGCATGGTATCGGGGAACATAACCTTGTGGACAAGGACGAGGATAAGGGCGGATTTGTTAAAGAAGTAAGTCAAGATTTTGTCCAGCGGATCTGCGAGGACAGGGATCTGGCTATGGAAATGTCCGGCGTGATCGAGGATCACAACCGCCCTTTAGCGCCAGGGAGCGGGCCGAAATCAGGGACACAACTGAATGGGTCTGCAAAGGCATCAAGTTCCAAGAAGGGGCAAAGCACAAAGACGGCAGCACCCCAAGCGACTTAATCGATAGGTGGGGTCCGTGGATACATAACTGTCTCGTGCTGCTGGATGGTGATGGCGCCTTTAGGCATTGGAAATATCCGGGATCATACTCGGAGCAACCGGCCTTTGATATGCACGTGTTGAGGGAGATCCAGGGGGCCTTCGTGAAATACAAAAATGACGAAATGGAACGGAGACTCAAGAAGAAATAATGGCTAAAAAAGTCACCGTAAAAATCAAGGGCGAAGAGACTGTCTCGAAGGCCGCGAAAACCGCCAAGGCTGGACTTACTGGGCTTAACAAAGAAGTCAAGAACATGCAGACCGGCCTCCGCAATAGCACCCTTGCTATTGGGGCGGCCATCGCTGCTATTAGCGGAATAGCCCTTGCCGTCAATCGATTGATCGGTGCTTACGAGGAGCAGGAAGAAGCCGAGGCCAGGTTCACGGCGGCATTGCAGGCGACCGGTAGTCAACTGCAAGTATCAAGCCAGGAGATGTTCGCTTTCGCGGGTGAGCTGCAAAAGGTAACCAAGTTCGGCGATGAAGTAACTATATCTGCGGCGGCAACCCTTCAGTCTCTTGCGAACCTAAGCCAGGAAGGACTCAAACAAATCATACCCCTCGTCCAGGATTTCGCCGTTGGTATGAAGATCGACTTGAATACGGCGATGAACCTGGTTGGTAAAACCCTTGGATCTACTACAAATGCACTGAGCCGGTATGGTGTTGTGCTTGATGCTACCTTGCCGCAGTCTGAGAAACTGGCGGAACTGACGGACGTATTGGAAGGCAAGTTCGGCGGTATGGCTAAGGCAGTTGCGGATACAGCTACAGGCGCGATGGTCCAGCTGAAAAATGCGTTTGCTGATTTGCAGGAATCGGGCGGGCGGTTGGTGGCGGAGGCGCTGGAACCTGTTACCCGTTGGCTGACTCAGATCGTGTTAGAGGCGGCGTCTGCACGTCAGAGGATGCTTGAGCTCAAGCAACTTATGAGCGAGGCCGGATGGTCTGAGGCGACGAGTACTTACGAGGGGACGGTACAAGCACTGAAGGATCTGGCTGAAGAGGCGGCAATCGTCAGGGTAGAGATGGGCCTGGTTGATGTACGGGTGAGGTTCATAGAGGAAGCCAAATTAGCGAAAATATTGGAAATGATGGAATCTCTACGCCGCAAACTGCGTGAGCTGGCCATAGCTCGCGGGCTGGACGAAGAAGCGGCAACGGCAGCAGTAGCAGCAGCACTGAAAGCGGCAGATGCAACGGCGCGGTTGGCGGCTAGAGAAGGGCAATATAGAGCCGCGCTTGAAGCTATGGCCAAAATAATCGAGGGGACTAAAACCGAATACGAGAAACTTGCCGAAACGTTGGAGTTCTTACAAAGCTTCACCTGGGCTGAAGATCAGACTTGGCAATTGGGCCTGCAAGCTGATGCAATAGATATAATAATAAGAAAAATGATAGTGCTGATGAACCTCCGCCGGG